AAACACACCCAGCATCTGCGACCCCTGCTGGCTTAACGCGACCATAGCCGATTGCCCGCCCTGCACCTGCACCGCGAAGTCGCCGATCTGATAGCCCGCCTGCTGAAACACCATCCTGTTGCGGTTTATGATTCCGGTCAGGCCAGCTGCAGGGCTACTGATGCTGGTGATCGCACCTGCCGCCCCCATCGCCTTGACCTTTGCCGCATCAAACTCGCGGTTCAGCCCGTCGAGCCCTTTTTCGTATCTGGCAATGTCGATCTTGCCAGTCTCAAGGCCTCTTTCCAGCGTCTTCAGACCGCTTTCATATCGCTTTGTTGCGCGCGCCAGCGGGTCGAAACGGTTCTCCAATGTGGCCAGCTGGCGCTCCATTGTCTTGGCTCTTTTCTCGGCCTGATCTGCCTCGAATTGAAGCTGAATCCGAATGGCTTCTGTTGTATCAACCATATTTTTCCACCAATTCATCAAATTCTTCGCGCGTCGGCGGCGCGACACTTTCGCCGCCATTCACGTCATTCCAGGCCTGCAACCGCAGCTGCCAATCCATCGGCGTCATCGCCCGCCAGTCAGCGGGCAAATGCCCCATCTTCATTGCGTTTTTGAGGTGGGCTTTGGCGTTGTAGATTTCCGCCCGCGCGCCTTCGGCAACGATCCAGCTTCTACGTCTTTTTTTTTATCCTCCGGGACAGCAAACGCTGCCCAAATCAATTCACGTGCCACCGCGCGCAGCGCCATGCTGGCATGCGGCGGCAGCGCATCAATGGTCCGGTCTGCCTCGGCATCCGACATGCCAGCCCCCACAAGGCCAAGCGCCACAACGTCACGGCAATGTGTCACCTTGGCTGTGTTCTTCAGCAAAGCATCAAAGAACGCGAAAATGCCGATATCCCGGTGCTCCTCAAACCGCTCGATTTCACCGGTGCGCAGCAGCAAGGGAAAAGACTTGACCCCCAGCTGCGCCGAAATACCGCCAAGGGGGGCCTGACATGACACCCCCTTGGCAGGCTTGGCCCCAGAGATTGCCATCAGACTTCAGGCGTAAACGTAATCGCACCAGCGGATGTAAAAGACACATCCTGCGTCACACCACCGCCATCAATATCAGCACCCAGACCGATATCGCCAATCAGCATGAGCCCCTGGAACGTACCCAGCCCCGGCGCGACGGCCTGCATGTTCACGATGCCAGTGCCTGTCGTCTTTGACGCCAGCAACCTCACAACCTGCGCCTTGCTCTCGAAGAAGCCGGAACCGCTGATCGCAAAGGTGCGCAGACCGTGCATATTTTCCTGCCAGGCGGTTGTGCCACCTTCCTCGCAAGGGATCGTTGTCACATCGATGGCACTGCCACCAAGCGTTACCGACCGGGTACGAAGGCCGCAGAGGCGCGAAAACACTTCGGGCGTCTCCCCGTCACCAACTTTGATCAGGAATAGGTCAGGGTTTTGTTTTGTCATTGGGTAGGCTCCTTCCAAGGGATAGGGGCGCATTTAATGCGCTCCGGTCGCGGCCTTGCCCAAGGGCCGGATATGGGCTTACCTTGTCGGAACGAAAGAACCGAAAAGGAATAGTTATGAAACTGACAATCCTGCTCATTGCCATGCTCGCTGCATCGCCAGCTGCATCCCACGTGGACTCAGACCATTGCAGCAACGCCACCTCTGGTGACGCCGCATTTTCGTAGCTCTACATGAGCCTGGAAGGCGTCGCTCTTTTCTGCGAAAACCGCACGACGGATGAATGCGACCTCATCCGTGAAACTCTTGTACAATTCGATGAAACAGAACGCGGCCTTGGCCTGGTCGCTCTGCGTTGGTCCGCCATACAAGCCTGCGAAGGTTAACCGTCCAGCAGTGTTTCAAAGACGATGATCGCCGAATAACCGACGCCATCACCATCGCTCTCAACTGTCTGTGTCAGCCAGCGGCAGTACACCGTTCTATAGCCAACCACGTCCAGCGCCGCACCGTCCAACGCGGACACGACCGCCTCCGCGCACCGCGTGGCTTCGATCCGCCCGCTATTGGGGCGGCTATACGCCTCGATCCCAAACACAACGTTTGCGGCCTTCCCACAGCTGCTGCGCACGGGCCGTGGTTCGATATCGCCGATCTTGATATAGGGCCGCATGACCGGCTGCGGCGGCTCATCATAAATCCGCTCGGAAACAAGCGCGGCAATCCCGGCATCCGCCTCTAGCAGCGCCACCAGGGCGACCTGCAATTCGATCGCGTAACTATCAGCCATCTTTAGCCACCTTGATTGCTGCCTTGATAGCCTTGCGGTTGCGCGCGGCCCGTTTCTTCTTTGTCCCCTGCATCGCAGGCCGCACAAACGGACGCGCCGGACCTTTGCCACGGTTTGCGCCGGTCTTTGTGGCCCGCAGTTCGGTGCCACCCTCAAGGATCCTCGACAATGGCCCGAAATCAATGATCTGCCCGCCGTCAACCGCCGGAACATTCCGGATCCTGCCCCGCGTGAAACCGGATTTCGACGGCGCCAGAACCTTTGCAACATCGACAATCAGTTCCGCATTCTCGCGGTTGGCAGCCTCGAATTCCGCCTTGATCGCCGGGGTTATCTTGAGAAGAAGCCGCCGCGCCTTCTTCATCCCTGACACTTTGACCCCCATCAGCGCGTCCCCCCTGCCTGCAAAAGCATGTCCAGAACCCGCCCAGCATCATCCGCATTGGCAATGCCCTTGATGTCCCAGGTCTCGCCACGGGCAATCACCCGGTCAGCTTCTGAAATCTCCCGCGCCGCCGTTGATGACCGGACCCGCAATGTGGCGGTCCGCATATTCTCCACCGCACCCGAGCCGATGCGTTCCTTGCCGACCGTCTCGCGCAAATTACCCCAGACCGTCAGATGATCCGCCCAATCCTGCCGCACATTGCCGAATTTATCCTTGTCCTCTGTCTGACGCTGGAACTTGACCCTGTGGCGTAGCTTCCCAATATTCATCGGATCGGCATAATTCTATAAGGCCGCATCAGGTATTCAGCGCAAATCAAAGCGGGTGACAGCGCCCCTTCAACACCATCTGTCCGACGTTGTTCAAGTTCTGCCGCAATCATCAAAACCGCTTGGACCAAATCCTGCGGGATATTGGAATATCCTGCCACATAGCTGATTACTACATCATAGCCATCCCCTGTCACTTTCGGCCAATCAGCAGCTGGAATAAGCACCGCTGGCGAATGCCCTATGGCGGTGCAACCTGTAAATTCCGCACCATCGACAAAAACGCTTGTGACGCTGGCAACAACGCCGCCAGGCAGTTCAATCGGGCATTTCCCACTGGGCAACCCACGCAGGGACAACGAGCATGCGCGCGGCGACAAAAGACGCTGGGTGCTTTTCTCCACGCTCGCCACAGCGGTGTCGCCATAATGCGTGATAAGGGTGTCTTGATCGCTGGCGTCGATATACATCTGCGCTTTAAGCATGTCCAAAGACACAGAACCGCTACCCGCGTCAGCTGCCGTCCATATGCGATCCAACGGCCTGTAAGCCATCTACTCGGCTTTCTTCGCCGCGCCGATAGACACAAGCCGTTCGGCCTCATCCGCCGGCACTTCTACCGTTTGGCCGGGGCCGGGGTCGCCCTTAAAGCCGGAATAGACGCAATTCAGCACAACACTGACAAGGCTGTCTTTTTTATCTGATGTTTTTGCCATGTTTTATCTCCGATCAGGTGATGGGCGCGACCGTAGCCGCGCCCATTTTGACTTACGACGCGGCATTCACGAAGGCGCGAACCGCGCCAAGGTCGGTAAGGTTGCCGCCCGAACGCAGCCACGCAAGGAAACCGATTTGGCCCTTCTTCATGTAAAAGGAATCGCTGAACCGAAACATTTCCATCTGCATGGCATCGCGGATTTTGTAGCCCTTGAAATCGCCATAGAGAATGGAACGCGCGCCCGCAGCCATGTTTGCCATCTGTTGGTTAATGACGATCGGCGAACCCAGCAGCCGGTCCGGTGCGCCGCCGGGGGCGTCAGTTTCGTAGCCGGGCACAAAGATCGGGCGGCCAGAAGCGTCCTTGATCTTGCGCAGAGCCGAAAGCGTGTTGTCGTTGAACATCCAAACGCAGGTTCCTGTCTCGCGATAAGATGGGTCAACCGAGTGTTGCACCGAAACGAGGCTGTCGTATGTGATCGCGGTCACCTGCGATGTGGAGTTTGCAGCGGTCACGCCGACAGCGGCAGCAGTCGCCGCACCGTTAGGCTGCGCCGTGCCTGTGCCAGTCGTGAAAAACCGATTTGTAGAGCGGCCAAGACGGGTCACAAGGCGCTGTCTCACGAAGGCTTCAACATCAATCGAACTGTCCTGCAACAGTTCAATTGGCACCGTGACCACCTTGGACGAAAACTTGTAAACAGGCAGAGCAACAGTGCCAAAGCCCACATCAGCATCGGTTGCGGATACGTTTTCTGCGACCAGTTCACCTTCTTCCGATGTTCCGTCCGAAGTCGGGTAAGACATTGCATTGCCCTGCAACGTCGAAAACACATCAGCAACGCGGCGCATCCCGCCATAGGCCTTCAGCGCTTCAATCACAGAAGATGCAACCTCTGTGGCAACCGTGAAACCGCCTTCACTGCCCGTCGTGGTGGACATTGTGTTGCGAATGAACGCGAAGTCAGCATCGTTCAGCGCCTTGTCACCGCCGCGCAACCACTTGGCGTAAACCGCCATGCCCTTGTCGTCGGAATTGCGCGCGATACGGTCGGCACCCTCGGCCATGCTGTAGACCACGGCCTCATCGGCGATCTTTGCGTTCATATCGTTAAAGCGTTTGATCCCGGCGTCAACCTGGTCAAGCTCGGCCATCGCGTTGTCATAAATCGGCTGGTCAGTTGCAGCGTCCCAGTCGGGCTTTGCCACAAGTGTTTGGAGCGCGTTGGCAATCGTGCCGCGCCGCTCGCGCAGTGCTTGAATAGACATATTTGTTCTCCATTATGTCAGTTATGCCGCATGGCGGCGATGATCTGGCGCGGCGCGCTCAGATTTCGGATGAAACCAAACGGGCGGCAAGCTGCCTGCCCCGCATGGCTTGCAAGTCTGGCGCAACCGTTTCCGGCGCTGCCTCTTGTTCAATGTCTTCTGCAGGTTCGGCGTGAATCGCCTCTGTCAGCGCTGGCGCATTGGCGTAGACAGACAAATTCCAAGCCGCTTTGGGCTTTTGGTTGTTCGATGTGATGACCTCATCGGCCAGCCCCGCCGTCACAGCCTCATCAGCGGTAAACCAAGTCTCTGCGGCCATAAGTTCAAGATATTCGTCAGCATCGCCGCCCGTTTTACCCGCATATGCCGCCGCAATCTGCAGGTCGATCTTGGCCAACAAGTCAGCCGTGCTGCGCATGTCCGCTTCGTTGCCAATCGCAAAACCCCAAGCCTTGTGAATCATCATCATAGCGCCGGGCGCTATCTGCAAATGTGATGCCTCGCAGGCGATCACGCTGGCCGCAGACGCCGCAAGGCTATCCACCTGCACCGTAATAGGGTGCTCGTGCGCCCGCATTGCAACCACCATGGCCTGCGCGCCAAACACCGATCCGCCCGGCGAATTGAGCCGGATTGTGACAGGTCCGGTCGTCTTGCCCAGTGCGTCAATAAACTGGCGAGGCGACACACCGCCGCCCCACGCCGCTTCGTCGTCGTCAGATGCGATCACATCATAGAGCCAAAGGACGTCAGCCTCTGCGCGAAACTCACCTACGGCGCGGTTATCAAGCCGCATTTTGATATACTTATTGAAATTATTCATCTGTTGAATCCTCTGTGTCTGCTTCTGTGGTCTGCACATCATCAGGCGCAGGCGGTCCCGTGTTTGTCGGCACGCTTCCGGTTATTTCCTTGGGAAGCCGCAGCAATGTCCGCACTTCTGCAATCGACATGATCGGCACTTCACCTGCGCGGCCCAATGCCGTGCGCAGGGCTGTCATCATCACGCCAAGGTCGGCCCGCTCAAGTTCCGTCGTGTCGAACTCCGACACCCGTGATGTCGTGCGGAAAAACTTGCGGTTTATCTCGTTTTGAAAGGCGTTCAGGTGATCGCGCAGAGCAAATCGCACAAACCCCGTGCCCAATGCCGTAACGCCCGTGCCCCAACTTGACGTTTTTTCGGTGTGGCCGATCATGAATGGCGGCACTAAGAACGCGCGGCAAATTTCTTCCACCTGAAACTTGCGGGTCTCAAGGAGCTGCATTTCTTCAAGCGGCATTGTCAACGTCTTGACGTCTAATCCGCCCTCCAAAATCATTGGCTTGCCGCTGTTTAAAGGCCCCTTGTGCTGGTTTAGGTTATCTTGCAGCCGTGCAAATTGCTCATCCGTCAGCGCGCCGGCCGTTGCCAGCGCAAAATCAGGCCGTCCCAGATTGGCAAGGAAGCTGGCCGAAAAGTCTTGCGCGTTGATCGCCAGTGCGCCCGCCGTGCTCAATGAGTTCCGCAACGCTGAGACGCCGCGCAGACCGTCAAAACCGAAACCCGGAACGTGCAACATGTCGTCCTGGTCAATCGTGCGCACCGCCCGCGCTTCCGGCGTTGGCGTCAGGATCGTGCTATCCGGCTGCACCCGATACACCAGCCGCCACCCGTCAGGGGATGCGATGACCTCCACGCGGCGCGGGTGAATAGGCACTAGCCCTTTAATGTTCCCGTTACGGTCGCGGATGATCTCTGCAAAAGCATCGCCATGCAGCAGCTTAGACGCGACCAGAAAAGACCACCCCGCCGCTGCGGGCCACCTTGGCGCAAATTCTTCGTTCAATATCCACCAAAGAGGGGTGCTTTGATCTCGCGTTAGATCGCCGTCGCGCGCCCGTGAATAAACGTGCATTGGCATAGAAGAAATCGCGCCGCTGATAAGCTGGACGCAGGCATAAACCGCAGTCACGCGCATTGCAGCGCTCTCCGATGGCGATTGCCCACCGCCCGTCAAAGACTCCCATACCAAATCGCCACGCCGCACAGACGCGCTATCTACGGTTTGCGCCTTTGGCGAAAAGAACTTTTTGGCCTTGCTGAATATGCTCATGCAAATCTGATCCTTGGCTCGCTCGGCCTTGCCGCCTCTGGGTTCATGTCCATCAGAATGGCCGCATTGAACAGCGCCACCAGCGGGTCGATCTTGGCGGTGCCTGCCTTGGCCTTCGTGATCATGATATTATTTCCTCTCGCTTCCGCTTTCGCGTTGCCCATGCACCAGGTCATCAAGGGTTGTTTTCCGTGCCGCAGTGTCCGCTGGTAGGTGCGCCGCTCGATCGTCTTGATTGCCCCGTTCAACTTGAAGCCCTGCCCCACCGCATAAAACATCTGGTCAGGATAGCCGCGCTGCGCCAGCTCATCGAGAAGTGCCGCAGTGCCATAGGGATCCAGGCCGATGGCGCCCTCGGCAGGCAACAAACCAGCATCGAGCAGCCGGTCACAGATATCGGCAACACCCGTCACATGCAGATCAATATTGTCCTCGATTATCAGATCGCCAATTTCAGCCAGGTCCAACAGCTTTGGCGCAATCTCCTTACGGCGATCCAGCGCATCATTGGTGCACCATGCGCGCGACCAGTGCAGCCAATGTCGCGTGTCTTTCTCGCGGCCAAGAACAGCAAACCCCAAAAGATCGTCGGCACCGCCAATATCGCCGCCCACCACAGCGACGTCACAACGCCTGATCAGCTCGTCCAGCGTCAGATCAGCCTCACCGCAGTCGGTCCAGTAATCTGCAGCGACCCAGCGTTCACTATGCAGCCCCAGCCCGACCTCAACATTGAGATGCTGTGACGCGAACAGCGCGACATCCTCAAGACCAGCCCTTTGTGCTTTGGCAAATTCCTTGCGCAGATAGGCCAGGTCAACCGACACGTTCAGGTTCGGATTGACCAAGCCCCAGTTTTCTTCGTTCTTCCAGCTTTCGTCCTTTTGCATGGACGGCGGATACTCGTAAATGACGGCCAGCATGGGTGACTGCACGGTCCCGTCCCGAACCGCCCGCGCCTCCTGCAATTCCTTCTTGAACTGCCCCTGCGGCTCGATTTTTGACTGTGTCGTGATCTGCAGGAAAAACCCTTCCGGCCGCGACGCCAGCCCGCCGCGCAGCTCCAGCAAAACCTTTCCGGCCTTGGCCTTCGCTGCCAACTCATGTGTCTCATCGACCAGAACATAAGCTGCTTTTGACCCGGTGACGATGTCACCATCGGCTGATTCAATCTCGATCGTCGCCTTGGTTGTCCTATGCGTGATCTTCTTCAGATGCGTCTGCACCAAAAATACGCCGCCTTCTTTGCCCAACCCATCCGGACCGCCCAGATCTCTATCGAGGGCAATCATGCCGGCGATTTGCTCAAACGCAATTTCGGCCACGTTATGTGACGGTGCGATCAAGACCAGCTCCGCCTTTGGCCGGTCATTCATGATCGCCGCAATCAGGATGATGGTCGCCGCAAGATCCGACTTGGTGTTCTTCTTCGGGATCATCAGAAAGAATTCCTGAATCATCCGGCGCCGGGTTTCCGGATCATAGCACCCAAAAATCGTCGCGATGTATTCGCGCACCCAAAACGGGCTGATGTCCTTGCGCAGCGGCGTTCCCGGCAAATCAGGAACCCGCAGCCTGTCAAAGATCCGCAACGCCTTTTCTGCAGACGGCTCGAACAATGGCAGATCAGGGATCAGCGACCGCCCTTCACGGATCCGGTCTTCCCAGTCCGGAACCGCTGTCGACCACGCCCCCATATCGAGCGGCATCAATGGCAAGCACCCGGCTTGAGGTCATCTCCCCAGGTCCCGCCACCATCAGCCAGTTCATCCGCCTTGTTCTGGGCGATCTGCTTCTTGCCCAGCTTTTCGGCACTGGTTTGCCGCACCGGAACTTTGGCATCAGCCGATCGCATGCGCGCATCAGCCAGCATCATATCGTTCTTAAACACGAGCTGGTCGAACAGTCTTTGCGCACCAACGTTCCCCTTTTCGGCTTCCTTGAACGTCTGCAACAATCGTGTCGCGGTCAGCTGATCGCGCGCAATATCGCGGATCGACAGCTCGGCTCTAAAATGCCGCTTCAAAGTCGGAAGGCTGATCGACTTTCCTGTACGCGGGTCCAGGACAACCCCTGCAATCCGCTCGTTAACCCAGCCCATAGCCAACAACATACTGACTTTGTTGGAGTTTTCTTGCGTCCACTCAAACGGCGGGCGTCCCTTCTTGCGCGGGTTGAGGTAAACCTCATCACCAAAGAGCGTCATGACCTTCAGATTCTCACTACCCACGAAAAAAAACCTCTGCGTACT